TTTCTGTATAGACATGCCTATTCATCTACTGGTGTACATGGTAAAGCAGATATAAAACCATTTAAACCTAAGGAGAAAGTTAACCAAGCTATAAGAGAGTTAAGAAAAAGAAACTCTGACTATGGTGTTGTACCAAAGAATATGCACAGAATGGCACTTGATAGAAAAGTATTTTCAAGTAGAAGAACTGTTGCAGGTGGTTCAATGATGATAGACTTTAGTGGCTCAATGGGTTGGTATACAGAAGAAGTTGTAGAAATTATTAAACTTCTTCCAGCTTC